GAAGTTGAGGAAGAAGAAGTAACTGAAGAACCTCAACCACAACAACAGGAAGAAACCATTGAAGAACTTGATGGGATCAAAACAAAGGGTAGCGGAAAAACGAATCCGACAACTCGTTACCCAACGTAAAGAACGTGAAGGTGTTATAGCACAACAGAATGAAGAGTTAGCTAAATTACGAGCAGAGCTTTTAAATTCTCAAACATCTAAACAAACAATGGAAGTTGACTCTTTAGGTTCTAAGGAATCAGCTTTAAAGGAACGAATTAAATTAGCGGAAAGTGCTTATCTCCAAGCCTATGATGATGGAGAAAAAGAAAAACTTCTTGAAGCGCAAAATATTTTACAAGATGCTAAGACGGATTTGAAATTTGTTTCAGCCAGAAAGAAACAACTCGAACATATTAATACACAAGCTGAAACACGACGAACAGCAGATCATCAAGAAGCACAGGGTTACGTACCAAAACAACAGCAACCACAACAGCAACAGGACTATGATCCATTAGCGGTAGAGTGGGCTAAAAATAATGAGAGTTGGTTTGGTAAAGATGAAGTAACAACGGCTGTAGCTTTAGCGATAGATCAACAATTAAAGACGGAAGGTTATGATCCATCTAGTTCTGAATTTTATGAAGAAGTAGATATACGATTAAAGAAAGAACTTCCTAATAAGTTTCGTGCAGCGGAAAACACGCAAAAACCGCCTCAACAGGTAGCAGGATCTTCGAGAAAATCCTCCTCCAATAAACGNAAGGTTAAACTTTCTTCCAAGGATGTTAGCNTAGCTAAGAAATGGGGAATACCTCTTGACACTTACGCAGCCGAAAAAGCCAAAGTCGATAAGACAGGCGATGGTTATACGGCAATCGGTAATAACTCATAACAGATATAGATACTCGTATTATAAAGGAACGACACGAAATGGAAATAAACACAGAAGTTAAGGATACTACGTCAGTAAAAGGAACAAGTAAAACTAACAGTAGAGATCTTGAATCTCGTGAGAATAATCAACGGGAATATCTTGAAACAGATTCCTGGCTTACTATTCCACCTAATTTAGTGGATAATTATAAAGGTCAAGGATATCATTTAGGATGGCTCCGTATTTATTTAAACGGTAATGAAGATTATAAATCTGTTGGTAAAAAAATGAACGAAGGATGGGAGTTCGTAACTGCCGATGAAGTTCCTGAGATGACTACAGGTTATGGTTTTAGCAAGACCGAAGATCGTTTTGATAATTGTATTATTCGTGGTGATGTTGCTCTAGCAAAAATTCCATTTGATATTTGGAATAGAAAAAAAGAAGCTGGATTGGAACGTAACCAACAAATGAATGATGCTATTGATAAACGGTTAATGTCAATGCAAGATCGTAGAATGCCTATAAGTAATAGCAGTCACTCACAAACAACGGTAGGTGGACGGCCTACAAAATTCGCAGATTCTTAATTTCTTATTAGTTTTATTTCTCATTTCTTTTAGACCACAACTCTTGTAGAAATGGAGAAATTAAAATGAGTTCTACAAAAGCTTTAAATGGGTTTCACCCATCTCGTAAGCGTGGTAGTGGTGCTAATTCCACTGGTAACAGCCGTTATCAGATTGCTCAAGGTACGAATCTCGCAATGTATTCTGGTGATCTTATGAAGCTAACTACGGGTGGATATGTTACCCCTATTACGACTACTACCGATTTTGCCATAGGTGTTCTTGAAGGTGTTCGGTATGTAGATAAAACGTCGAAGCAACCTATTTGGTCACGATATATTAATTCTAGTGTTTCATCTGACGATAGCCTTACTTATGCTCTTGTCAATGATGATCCTGCTACTACGTATGTCGTCCAAGCAGATGCTTCTCTTACCCTTGGAGATTTATTGCATAACTTTAATGTAACCTTGGGTAGCGGCAGTACTGTTACTGGTCAGTCTGGATTTGGTATTCAAGTCGGGACTGCCACGACAGGAACTGCAATGGTCAAGCCCCTCGCTCTCTGGGATACTCCAGGGAATGCATGGGGAGATGCCTACACTAAAGTCGAATGCCGAATTGTACGTCATGTTGATGCACATCAATCGGTTGTGGCTTGTGTAGTTAGCCCAGAATAATAGGAGTAATTAAAAATGGCTATTAATCGCGCAGATATTGCGAAGGACCTCCTTCCTGGGTTGAATGCTATTTTCGGTCTTGAGTATGGAATGGTTGATGATGAATTAGCCCCACTGTACGAAGTCGAAAATTCTGAAAAAGCATTTGAAGAAGAAGTTCTCTTCACCATGTTCGGTGAAGCACCAGTAAAAGCCGAAGGTGCTGCCGTTCAATACGATTCCGCACAGGAAAGTTATGCCTCACGCTATACGCATGAGACTGTAGCTCTTGCGTTTGCGGTTACTGAGGAAGCTATGGAAGATAACCTGTACGATACCTTTGCCAAGGTTCGTGCAAAAGGTCTTGCTCGTGCTATGGGTTCAACCAAGCAGGTCAAAGCCGCTAATACTTTCAATAACGCTTTCTCTGCTTCTTACCTTGGTGGTGATGGTGTTGCACTTATTTCCGACTCTCACCCAACTATAGGTGATGGCAACCAAAGTAATAAGATTGGTACGGCTGCTATTTCTATGACTACTCTAGAAACAGCTATTACCAATATTAGTAAGATCAAGGATGATCGTGGCATTATGGTAGCCGCTTCCGCTAAATCTGTTCATATTCCATCAGATTTTGGCAATGGAAACGGATATGCTCCTTCATTCGGCTGGTCTACCAAACGGTACGCTTGCGTATCCTGGCAGCACGTATGCTCCTAATGATCTCAACCCCATTCCTAATATGGGCTTGTTACCAGGTGGATTTTTCGTGAATCGCNGGTTTACGGATGCAGATAACTGGTTTGTTAAAACTGATGTTCCTAACGGTTCCAAGATGTTTGTTCGTATGCCTCTTGCTACCAAGATGGAGCCAGATTTCGATACTGGTAATCTACGTTATAAAGCTCGTGAGCGTTATAGCTTTTGGTTGGTCTGATTGGAGACAGTGGTTTGGTGCAGAAGTCTAATAAGAATAGACACTAAACCATTTATTGACTATGCAAGTGACGGAAGAGGTTTATATTACGCTTAAATCTTTTCCGTCACCTTTTTTATATACCCCTAAATATATGGTATACTAACAATAAAAGAGGATTTATTATTATGAGTGGAGCGATTAACCTCACCCCATATACCGTTACCGCAACAGGAACTGTTACAAATAATTCGACACGTATTGCTGGTTTCACTGTTACTAATAAAGGTGCAACTGATGACCAAGGATTTACGATCCATAACCTAGCATCTGATGGAAGTGTAGGAACACAGATTATGGAATATAAAGAATTAAGTTCGGTTGCTGGTGGTGCAAATAGTTTTACACAAACGTATAGTGGGAATACTGGTATTAAATTTGATAACGGTGTCTATGTATGTGCAGATGCTCATATTAAATTATTTATGACAACTTTCTAGGTCGTCATGGCTTTATCAGGAACAACAAATTTCAACCTCAATCTTGATGAGATTGTAGAGGAAGCTTTACTACAGATAGGTGGTGAAGCTATTCTTGGCGATGAACCAAGACAAGCAAGACGTACTATTGATCTACTGCTTAGAGAATGGCAGACACAGGGATATTCTTTGTGGAAAACTGATCTTGCTACTTTTACTCCACAACCTGTAGCTACTGCTAATGTAAATGGTAATGTTACTAATTCTACTAATATTGTAGTAGATGGTAATACAGGTCTTATATATAAGGATATGTTTGTTACAGCAGGAGAAACAACGGCTACTGCTTTAGTTAATGAAGCACAAGTAGGAACAGCGATTAGTGTAGATAATGTAAACGGAACTATTACTGATAATATGGTAGTCTCAGGAACAGGTATAAGCGGAACTACGGGAATTAGTCCTACAGTTTCTTCTAGTTCTATTACTAGTGGATCAGGAATTGTAACTTTAAGTGATGTTCAAACTCTTGCTGATAATGTATCACTTACATTTACTAGTGATGTGAATGGAGTAGTTGGAAGTACACCTACGGTAGCGACTGTAACAGATCAAAACAATTTAGTTTTTTCTTCTAATCAAACTATAAATGATAATATAGCTTTAACCTTTAGAAAAAATTATGAAGCATTAACAACTGAAGCTATTGATGTTTTAATAGCTACATCACGGGATGATGAAACAGATATTGAAATGACCCGTATAACAATGGAAGAATATGAAAAACTTCCTACTAAGTATACAACAGGTAAACCAATTCAATATGCAATAAAACATGAACGTACAGGACCAACAATGTATTATTGGCCTATACCAACTACTGGTAGTAATTATACTATACGGTATTGGTATTTCGGATATACCGAAGATAATAATAGTGCAACTGTAAATGCNGATGTTCCGACCTTTATGCTTCCAGCTTTAGTAGCAGGATTAGCTTATAAGATGTCTCTTAAACGNCCTGGTGTNCCAGATGCNCGTATTGCTTTACTTAAAGCAGCTTATGATGAGATTTTTACGAATGCTATGTTAGCAGATAGAGAAAGAGCAGGGTTTATTCTTAGACCTGCCTTTAGGGTATAAAAGTATGGCTGGTAGTGGTGCTGGTGGAGAAATTAAATCTTATNTTATTTCAGATAAAAGTGGATTTAGATTNCGATATAGAGATAGAATTGTAGAAGATACTGGTTGGGTTGTAGGACCAGGGGAAGGTGATGGTCAATTTACTTTAAAGAGCCATCCACAAAATAAATCTCCACGGATTTCGGGATTTATTGTATTAAAAGACGCTAGACCTGATGAGGTTTTAGCAACAATAGGTAATGCAACATGGACACCTAGTATGACAACTGCCATTCAAACTAGTGTTGCTATGTTTACATCAAGTTAGATTAAGAAGGAAAATAAAAAATGGCTATTTCGTCAGGCGTTGCGATTAAATGGAAAGAGCTTGCAATAGGAGGACATATCCCTAGTATTGTTCCTGGTTATTCAGGATTTAAGATAGCTCTATATTCTAGTCTCGCTTCTCTTAGTAATGGAACTTCTCTCTATAAAGCAGATGGAGAGATTTCTGCATCTACAGGAGGAGTATCAACAAACTATACTACAGGGGGAAATGTATGTACTGTATTAAGTGTGGATGTTGATGGGAGTGTTGCTTATATTCAATTTGCAGATCAGACATGGACTTCTGCTACCTTTGGTGCAGATGGATGTTTAATCTATAATACTTCAACTGCTACTGCTAATCGTACTTTAGCAGTTATTGATTTCGGCGGTACTAAAACAGCTACCAATGGTACATTCACCATAACNATGCCAGCAGCAGGAGCTACTACTTCTATTGTTCGCCTAGCTTAGTTTTAATCCAAAAAGAGGATTGATTAATGAGTCATGAGTATGGTGAAAATAATTATGGAGAGTCAACTTACGGTGGGCATGAAAATGCTTCTGTAACCCTTACTGGAGTATCTGCGACTTTTTCATTAGGTACTCTGGTAGTTTCAGCTACTAGTAATCATACATTAACAGGAGTTGAANCTACCTTTGAGTTAGGTACAGTAAGTACTGGTGCTGAAAGTAATATAACTCTTACAGGTGTAGATGCTACCTTTGAGTTAGGTACACCTTCTGCTGCTGGTAATAGAGAATTTACTATTACAGGTGTAGAAGGACAATTCCACACAGGTATTATGCTCCATGCTGGTGATGCTGAAGTTGTTCCAACAGGACAAGGAATGACTTTGGAGTTAGGTNNGATTNCAATNCTTGCCGATAATAATGTTGTCTTAGATGGACAACAAATGACTATATCATTAGGTACGGTAACTGTAACAGGAACTACTCAAGTTACTTTAACAGGTCAAGAAGCAACTTATTCATTAGGAACATTAACTCTTACAGGAACATCTGATGTAACTCTTACAGGAGTACAAGCAATTTGGGAAGTTAATCCTGATCAGTATCCTTTATGGGCTTGGACGAAAGAAACAGGTGGTTCTACTACTGAAACCTGGACACGAGAATTAGGAAAGGCAGCTTAGAATGGCAGCAATAACATATAGTGGATTAGTTCAGCAAATTAAAGATACTATGGAAGATGATAGTACAGAATTTTCTAATGCTGTTCCTGATTTTATTCGTAGGGCTGAACTTAGACTTACTCGTGAAATGGATACACATGGATTAACACAATACTTTACCAGTAACTTTACGAAAGGTGAGGCTTTCCTGGCTATACCTTCTACTAACTTGATTGTAAAAAATGTTAACTATCTTACTTCTACAACAACTACTCTTGATAATGGTAAAGTTGTAGGACCAAATACACGTATTAGTTTATTAGTACGCACTAAAGAATATCTAGAAGATTATTGGCCTGTACGGACTTCTACAGGTATACCTAAGTATTATACCCACTTTATGCAGGATCAAGTTTTAATGGCTCCTGCCCCAGTATCTGCATTTGCAGCAGAGATAGAAATCATTGTACAACCTTCTACTTTAAGTGTAGGAAATGAAACTAATTACTATACAACTTTTTGTGAGAATGCCCTATTTTATGCTAGTATGATAGAGGCATGTTACTTTAATAAAAACGCATCAGCGGTCCAGTTATGGGATCAACAATACCAACGAGAAATTATTACGATAGTCAACGAAGCTAGACGAAATCGGAGAGATGATATGTCTAAACCTAACTCTCCTGCTGGTGGACCTGATACATTAATTGATGGAGCAAACTGACAATGGCCTATACAAGTCGAATTAAAATGAATAAACAGGCTACAGGAGCAAACGCTAATACATGGGGTAGTGTATTAAATACTGAAGTTTTCTCTGTAGCAGATCAAGCAATAGCAGGATATACATCTGTATCTGTAGATGTAGATGGACCTATTATTTTAAGTGTGGAAGATGGTGCGGTTAGCCGTGGACGAAACAAAATAATAGAATTAAAAGGAACTCTTACTTCTGCTAAAGCTTTAGAAGTTCCAGCAGCTAGTCGAGAGTATACTATTATAAATAGCAGTTCTGGTTCATTCTCTTGTACTTTTAAAGTAACAGGAGGAGGAGATAGTGGTACGGCTGCTGCTCAAGGAGTAGTAACTCAACTCTATTGTAATGGGACATCTGTTAATATGGCAACAGGAAATGCAGCACAACGTACTGTAGGAGTATGTGCTACTAATGTTCCTGATACTTCTTTAGCCGATTTACGATATGATCAACTATCAGTTTCTCAAACAATAACAGGTAGCAAAAACGCATACTAGTCTGGTTGAATCTAATAGCTCCATTAAAGTTTCATCAGGCAGAGCGTATGCTGTTCCTCACAGTGTTTTAGATGCAGCTAGTGTAATTCTTTCGATGGATAAAAGTAATACTTTCTTTGTTACATTGGCAGGAAATAGAACGATGGGATTTCCGCTTAAAGGAAGAGCAGGACAAAGTGGCTTAATATATGTATATCANGATGGAACNGGAAGTAGAACACTTTCGTATGTAAGCTGTTGGAAATTTAGTGGTGGTACGGCTCCAACTGCTACAACTTCCATTAACTCTTGTGATATTATTTCTTATAATGTACGGACGGTAGACGCAGCTTTAACAGTTACAGCTATAGATGCAGAAAATGAAAACAGATTTTAAGACACCTTAATTAGGATATTTCTATACATGTTTATTCAAAAACCTTTTAGTTTAACTACGAGTACCGGAGATGAGGCTGGATATGTTCCTAAAGGATCTATATGGTTTGATGGGGCTGCTGATTATTTAACAAAAACATTTGCCTCTGCTGCATTAAACACTACAGGAACCTATTCTTTTTGGATGAAGAGAGGCATGGAGATTCCAGCCACTACAGAAACGTTTATTTCAGTTGGGAGTGGAGGTGGTCCAGGCGATAATACCTGGTTAAATATAAGATTTCAATCTGGTGATCAGATGTGGGCCAATACTTATAACCTAGAAAGATTAAAAACGACTCAGGTTTTTCGAGATCCAGCAGCGTGGCAACATTTGGTTTTTAGGTTTGACACCACACTTGGTACTGCCGACTCTAGGTTTAGAATCTATGTTAATGGAATAGAAGTTATCCCATTTGCGACTAGAAATAATTTCAGTCTAAATGGTGATGTTAATTTATCAGGAAATGGTCATCCATTTTTAATTGGTCAATGGAACTCAAGCGAATATTTTAATGGCCGTCTGTCAGAGTTTATATTTCTAGATGGCTATTCCGCTTCACCTTCTGATTTTGGAACTGAAGATTCAAATGGTTTGTGGATACCTAAAGACCCAACAGATAGTGTTACAGCAAATAAAGGTACGAATGGTTTCTGGTTAGACTTTGCTGACTCAGCAGACTTAGGGAATGATGTTAGTGGTAATAACCATGATTTTACTGCTACTAGTATGGATGCTGATAACTGGAGCTATGACCGTCCAGCAGATGATAGTGATACAAAAACAGGAAATATAGCTGTTTGGTCGCCTATTGATATACAAGACAGCACTAATTATCTACCTAATATTTTGACCAATGGTAACAGAACATCAACAATGCAAGGAGCGGCTACAGCCAATTGGGGTAATGGTAATTTACTGACAATAGCTACTAATAGCGGTAAATGGTATTGTGAAGGTATTATTGATATACGAAGTTCTGGTACTTGGGGTACGAATTATCCTACGCTAGGGTTATGTGATGGTAGTGTGGATTCACAGGGGGGTAATATTAGAGGAGCGATAGTTTATGCTGGGTTAGGAACAGGATCTGTAAATGGAAGCGCAGCAGCCACTTATTTTTCTGGAGGAAGTCCAAATGGAACTAAGATACAGTTTGCTATTGACCATGAGAACGGAGCCTTTTACGTAGGTCAAAATGGAACCTGGGGAAATAGCGCAACAACGGCTGAGATTGAAGGAGGCACTACAACTAATGCATTAGCAAATACAGGTGGAACAGGCAATGCGTTAGGAGCTTGGTCGGCATTAACTGACGGTACTTATCTTGCCCTTGGTGTAGGCACTTTTGAATCACAATTTACAATATGGGTTACAGAAGATGAATGGGATTATACACCACCAAGTGGTTTTAAATCTATAGGAACACAGAACCTCCCATCAGTTACAGTAACCAAACCTTCAGATAATTTCTTACCCATGCTCTATGAAGGTAATGGTAAAGGTCAGCGTGTAGGAAACTTCATACCGTTTACCGATAGCAAAACTGTTAATTATTCTGGTAGGTTTGATAGTGGTGACAGTGATTCTTTAAGCAGAACTATGAGTAGTACATCAGGCAATACAGAATTTATGTTTTCTGCTTGGATAAAAAGAGGACTATTGGGAGGAGCATCTTGTACGGTAGCATCGTCAGGAGCCAGTGGTTCGGATATGTTTGTTATTAGATTTGCTAGTGACGATACATTATTAGTAGGAGAATACTCAGGTGGTTGGGAATTTAAATTACAAACAAATAGATGTTTTGAGTTTACAGATACTTGGTTTAATCTCGTAGTTCGTTATAAAAGTGATGAATCAACTTCATCAGATAGAATTAAAATTGAAATTAATGGAGTTCAAGAAACAAGTTTTAGCACTGAAACATATCCTTCTAGTAGTTATGCTTGTAACTGGAATAAAAATGTTAATCATAATATAGGATTACAACAAAGTGGTTCAGGTGCAGGAGATCATTTTGATGGATATTTAGCAGAAGTTGTAAATGTTAGTGGTACTTCTACGGATATAGTAGGGCAAACAGACACCTCAACAAACCGCTGGATACCGAAGGATGTTTCAGGTCTAACNTTTGGATCTAATGGTCTTTTATCTTGATATGGCAGATGGAAATGATCTAGGTAACGATGTATCTGGTAATGGTAATGATTGGACCATGAATAACATGGATACCACGAACCGTTCCAACCAGATGTACGATACACCTACAAGAAATTACAATGTAATGAATGGCTCGCCATCTTATGAAAGCTGGTCGCAAGCTCTAGGAGCTTATTTAACTCAAGGAAACTTAACCATGACATCATCAGGATCGGATAATCCTTCTGGTACTGCTTTCATGGGTGTAGGGTCTGGGAAATGGTATTGTGAAATTGTAATGAATACAGTTCTTGCCACTAATTCAACAATGGCCTTTGGTATTATGGATATAAACAATCTTATAACAAATCAGAATTATATAATGGCAGAAAATAGTTTTTCATATAGAAACTATACTGGATCTTCAACTTCTGATACAATAGGACAAAAATCACCAAGAGGAACTGCTACAACGGCTGGAACAGGTTATGGGGTTGGCGATGTCTTAGGGATAGCAATAGATTTTGATGCTGGTAAAATATGGATGGGGAAAAATAATACTTGGTATAATAATGCCGATGGAAC